GTCTAATCTACTCCTACAAAAAACCTATTATCTTCATCTTCCACCATTAAACGCACCTGAGTAGGTTCGTAGTACTTCATAGCACTACGATCATGCAACTTGCATTCAAAAGTAACCTGGTATAGATTGCCCGAAGTACCTGTATCTACAGGGGCGAAAGCTATACGACGCATAGAGCTATAGTTTCTGCCCGATGTGCCGTGAAAGTTACCAAAAAGGGAGTCTAAGCTCTTGGTAAATTCCAATGCACCCTCTTGATTATAAGCCCCCTTGAAGGTATCTAAAAAAGTCTCGTAATACAAATAAAAATCAACTTGCAGGTCTACTATCTGTACGAGCTCGCCTATATCATTGATTTGTGCGGAGCGAAACCCAATAAATATGGCGGGCGTACCAAATGGGTGCTCTTCGGCTAAGAAGCCTACTTGGTTATGCCAAAGGTCTATCCAGTGAATTTCGGGCATTTTCTCACTGATACGCTCAGCGAGTTCTATGTATAAGTCTTGCCAATGTTCCATTATTCAAAAGTTAAGTGTTTTTCTGCTTGTAGCATTTCCTCTATGATGAGTTTTTCCAATTGTTTGTCCAAGGTATAGCTTTCCCCTATAAACTGCCTTTTAGGAATATGAATAGTAAGGGTTTCTTTCTCGGTTAGTGCCATCCACTTGTAGCGACTATTCTGTGTCTTATAGTACATAGCCCAAAAGTATTTTCTCATTTTTTCGGTTACCTTTACGGTGATCGTCCCTCCCTCGTTGTGTATAGCTGCATAGTTAAGTTTTTCACCTGCTGAAATCACTACCCTTTCAGGTGACTGCTCCGCTATACGCAGGCTGTTTTTGAGCGTAAGCGACTGCTGTAGTGTTTTATGAGGCAACGCATCTACACGCTTTACCCAAGGGATAAATGAAGCATCGGTGAAGCCCTGCTTTATGAATGATTGCATAAAGAAAGCTCGAGCCTTTTGGGCTACCTTTGGGGATATATTTTTAAATATCTCCCTTGCCATAGTCTCAAAGTTAGGAGTCTCAAAATTTGCCATAAATAGAATTTAAATCATTTTTATTTGCTATTTAAAAAATGTTTTTGTACTTTTGCGGTGTCTAATAAGTGATTGTTAGACCGCGACGCGGAGAAATCCAAGTCGCTCCCATTAGAGCCTTAGCAGTGATGTTAAGGCTCTATTGCTTTTAGGCGGGTAGTTACTTTGTCAAAATCAGTCATTAGCTCTTTTATTGTAAAAGAGATAGCCTTATTTCCATAGATAAAAAACACTTCTTTTAACCATTCTCTATTGTTATAGCTTAAAATTTTCCCTTTTAAGCTTCTTACAACTCCAATAGCCTCCCAATTTTTGAAGTCAGAAAGGTCAAAAACAACAATTTCTGCTCCTTGCTCTTTTGCTTTTCCTAAGTTGCTTTTTACACTTGTATAAGAACTTGTTTCTTTTCTATCAGCAATTTTACTATTTATCTCATATTCGGGGTTCTTATGATTTTGTATTTCCAAATGTGGGCGTATATTCATACTCACCCCCAAGTTATCGGCAATAACAATAGCACTCTTAAGGTTTTTGGCAAGGTCGCTTTCGTCTGCAAAGGGGCTTACCTTTACCACAGCCCCATTTTTAGCCTCATAGACTTCCGTATAGGGTGCGCTTAGTTTGCTTAGTTCAAAGGCTTTTTTGGTGTCGCTATCGGCATCTAAAGCGAGGGCAAAGTAAGGGTGAGGTTTGCCTTGGTTTGTATTATCCTCTTTGAACACTTGCCCACTAATGGCTACATTACCCCGAAACTCTTTAGGAAAATCTTTATCGCTAAGCTGAGGCATATCACCTGTACTTGCAGGTTCGGCTGTCTGTACTACAAAGCAACGGCAACGCCAGCCATTGGGTGGGTAGAAGTCTTTCCAAAAGTCGCTTTCAATAGGAGCAATAAAGCCCTCTAAGGGTCGATGCTCTTCTCGCACTCTTTCGTCTTTTTGGGTACAATATTTTAGGTTAGGATACAAGTCTTTACGTTTTACATACTCCTGCCAATTAGCAGCGTGGTAGCCCGCTTGTTTGGCTGTTTGCCACTCAGCTTGGAGGTAGTTCTTGTTGTACTTAGGGGTTAGCTTCTGTACCTCTTGTAGGAATGTTTGCCAGTTCTTACCTTTGTCCGAACGTAAGATTTCATTTATCTGCTCAAGGAGTACATAGTTTTTTGCCCCGCTAAACTTGTATAGGTTACGCTGCATTTGGAGTACTTCGGGTGAGATAGCTCCCGTTTGCTTATTTACCTTGAAGCTATCTTTTCCAAAACCTTTCCACATAGCGCCATTGAGTTCTTTGTAGGTTTCTAAAATGTACTCATCGGATAGTTCTCCTTTTTTGAGGGTGCCATTGTATCTATCTTTAGCTATTTGTTCCATTACCTTTAGCCAACCTGTAAGGTCTAAGGCGTGGGTGTCGTGCGTACACTCGCAGTGGCTATGTGTATAGAGTTCCTCTGTGCGCAAAAGAGCTCGGTGCAGTTGCCAACGCTCGTTTAGGGCGTTATCGTATAGGCTTTTTTTTTTGAGCCTTCCACTGGTGGAAGGTTAGGGGTTTGACTTTTTATACCTACTATCTTGAGCCCCGTAATAGTTTCTACTTGTTCGGGGTCAAAATCATAATAAGCACCTAATGTATCTACCATTTTACAAAACTTCTCAGCTGTTAGGGGCTCTTCGTCGTCCCATTCAAAGCGCAAGTCTTTTAGAGGCGCATAGGCAGGTGAGAGCTTTACCAACAGTGGTATGAGCTTCTTATTGATAATATGCTTTACAAGCAGTTTGTCACTTTCAAAGCGGTAGGAAGCCAATTCAAACTGCACTTCTACTGAGCCCACAAAGCCTTTCTCATCGGTGAGACCTGTACCTCCTAAAAAGCGTTTGGAGATTTCGTTATCGGCACGCTTGATGAGAGTATCAAACACTTCGGCATTGTTGTTTTGCGAGATGTTAGGCACCTCAAACTTTTCATTGCCACGCCCTACCATAAAGGCATTGCGTTTAAAGTTGGTAGCCATTTCAAAGAGTTCATTAAGGCGTGTATCGTCTTCTCTTTCTGTAGTGATAAACAGAGGAGGTACGCCGTACTTTTCTATGAAGTCGAGCCACGAACCTAAGCCAAGTTTTTTAGCTAAGATAATAGGGGCAGCCAAAGCATATTGTCCTAAATCGTTGTAGTCCTTGCCTACTTGGATGTAGAAGTTAGCAAGGTTACCCTCCTTGTAGGGCGTGCCTGTAGTGTCTCCTGCTTCCTTAAGAACTATACCTTTGAGAGGATTAAAGTAGGCTTGCCCTATTTCGGTTACTTCGGTAAGTTCGCCGTTCTCATCAGTATTGAAGAGCTCAATAAGGGTAGTGCCTTGAAACTTACTCATCAGTACAAGCTTTATAAAGTCCTGAAACCACATCGTTTCCAAAAGTTCTTTAGCTTCCTCGTTGCGTTCTTTTTTTGTATTAACTAAGCGAAAAGGAGACTGTTGTGTTTTGGCGATACGGCTTTCAATCACTGAGCCCAGATGGTTGTCTTGCTCTAAGTTGTCATATAATTGGCGTAGCTTTAGCTTTTCGGGGTTGTCGGGGTTAGTAGCGAGCATTACCCCCATTTTCCAATCATTAAGGGTTTCCACTCGCAACATTTTGGCTTGGTAGCTAATATTCTGTGAAGGTGCACTATTGCTACGCCCCGCCAAGGCTACCTTTAGCATTGTAAAGGGAGCTTTAGCAACAAAGTAGGCTTGTACGCGGTTATAGGCTTTTTGTAAGATATTCATTGGTTATTAGATATAAAAGTCGTTGTTAGTAAGGTTACCATAGAGGAAGCGTGCCGAACTTCCCTTTTGCTCATTGGCAGGAGGTTTAGGCAAATCTTCTAAAATGTAAATACCTTTAGAGAGCTTGTCCAACATACCCTCCGCCCATTCCTTTTGTTTCTCGGTATTGCTGTTAGGGTTATACTTGCGATAGGCGTTGCGTGAAAAGACGTCGGAGAGGACAAAGAAGGTAAGCATACGTGCCAATAGTACATTGTAGTGGGGGCGTTCTGGGTCAAAAATACTCTCCACATCATAATACCTCTTTAAAAGGGTTTTAAAGACGGCAATATGTTCGGCTTCACTCTCGGTGAGGGCCTGCTCAAAGTCTTGGCTACTCTCATCAATTGCCCGCTCAAAGGCTTTGGAAATAAGGTTTTCTTTTCGGATATAATACATAATTACCATCTATTAAAATTTTTCATTTTTCCCATTAGCACTTTAAAGCTATTGTTAGGCATATAGGCTTCCAGGTCGGTAGTACATATTTGGTGGGCATCGGGCCAGTCGTCGTGGGTTTTGTACTGGGGCTCTATACTCTTGAGTTGTCCTGTGCCGGTTTGCATATCTACTGATCCTTTGAGGTTCTCATTATAGAATACACGCCCATTCTGATAGTAAGGCTGCATACTCATAATGCGGTCTATCTTACGAGTCTTATCCAAGGTACGCTTGGTAAGGTTGAGGGTAATGCCTGTTTCTTTTTCTACCTCTCGAATAGTGCGTTGTACCTCATCGTTCCAAAACTGCGCTTCATACTGCCAATGAACCACAACTCCTGCAGGTAGGTGCTTTTGAAACTGACACATCCATTCTACAGCTGCCCGCATTTTCGTCTGCCTACAAAAGGTATCAATCACGTAGAATTTACGTTCTTTAATACCCTCGACCACTACAGCATTGTAGTCACTGGTGGCATTGCCCGCGTAGGCAATATCCCAATGTCCGATGATGTACTCCATAGTACGAAGTTGAGGAAGTTTTACCCATTGGAATTGCTCCTCTTTAAAAATTACCCCCTCAATGTAGGGACTATTGTTATACTCGGCATTAGCAGCAAGCTCTCCAATCCCATTGTCACCATACACTAACTCATAGAAGTAGGTATCGTCGTACTTACCCACCCAAGTAGGGGCGTAGGTTACAGGATCATAAGCATTCACTTGGTGCACCTTCCACTTAGGGTGCTTATCCTGTAGTATTGTTTGTATCATCACTGGGGCAAAGCGGTTGTTTGCCTGCACAAAGCGGCGATATTTGCCATCCATAGTAGGAATAAGAGCAGTATCTATCCACTTTACAACCTCCTCTTGTCGGCGTGGGTTCTTGTTAATTTCTTTGTCTTCCAAGTCGTCAGCTACGATAAAGGTGGGGCGTTTGTTTTTCACACGTAACCCACGTGTATTTTGCCCCATACCAAGAGCCTGCCCTATAAAGCCGCCCTTAGTAATAAAGAAGCCATCTTCCCAAGTACCCAGCTGTTTTTGTTCGCCAAAGTCGGCAAGGATACGCGGGTTGGCTTCAAACTCTGCTTTAATGTCCTCCAACAGTTGCTCGGCACGCTCATAGCTATTGCCGATAATTACCAAGTACATAGGCTCCCCCTGTAGCCACAGCCAAAAGGGTATAAAAATATCATTCCATACCGATTTAGCAAGCGCCCGCCCCCATTGGCAAAAGCCCTTAAAAGTAGGGTTCTTTTGTACCATTTTAGCCCATTCTATCTGGAAGTCGGCGCAAGGAGCATCGGCATAGTGAGGAAAATAACGCTCTACCATTAGGCGAGGGTTCTTACGGCACGCCTCTATATTTGCCTTGCGCTCCTCTGCGGTTTCATTTGCGAAACGTGCCCCTGCACTCTTGGCAAAGGCTATTTTTTGTAAGTACCGCTCTTTGGCTATTTTGTCTTCTACTTTCATTGCTTAAAACTTTTTATTAGCAACCTCGTTCAGATGTTCCTCTTGAAAATCTAAGGTAAGGATATAGAGTTTCTCATCTTTGAGTCGCAAAGCTTCGAAGATACTCTCCATTACCTCTATATACATTGAAAGGGTAATTTTAGTCCCCTTTATAAGATTCTCAATACGCTTATTCCACTTAGCAATAGCGTCATCTATGGTAGCACATTCCTTACGCAAATCAAGCAGTTCCATCTGCAAAGTAGTCTTCCGCTCCTTGTCAGCGGTTTTAAGGTCAGATTCATTCTCCTTTATCTGCTCAATCACCTGTAGGCGCCTATCGGTAAGGGAGTCCACCACAAGTTGGGTGCGTTCTATACGTTCCTTGCCCGAATTAGCTTTAGCATCACGTATCTTGCGCCACTCCCCCTCAGTAGCCCATCGGTCTACTGTACGTTTATTGACGCCGAGTTGCCCTGCTATCTCCTCCGAAGATTTGCCTTGCTCAATGAAGAGAATACGCGCAGATTTCTTTTCTATTTCTTTGGCCATAGTCTTATTTTTATGGTGCAAAGTTCCGTAATGCCCCCCACGTATGAAAATTCTTGTTCTGAAATGGGTCAGATTTACTGCCTTTTTTGGGTCGGATTTACTGCCTATTTCGGAATGTCAATTTGTGAGGGTGCCAACTTCTTTGGAATTTTGCACCGCAGAGAGGCAGGTAGCACCTGCTGGCAATCAACTTTTAAAAACAATGACTAAGCAAACAAAAGGACATAGTATAGCAAAGATAAACGCTCAGGCAGGTGTATTGGAGCTCCGTATTACAGGGCAGATATACTTTGGATGGACAGCCTCAGACTTTCGATATGAAGTAGATAAAGCGCTGAAAGAGGGTATCACTTCTGCCGAGGTATATCTCAATACAGCGGGAGGTTCGGTATATGAAGCTACTGAAATTGTAAACCAACTCAAACGCCTTAAAAGTGTAACTATTAGCACAGGAGCATTGGTAGCCTCAGCAGGCACTTACATTATGGCACATTTCCCAGCTAAGGCCTATAAGAGTTCCCAATTTATGATACACAAGCCTATTACAGAGTTCTATGGTAATATAGATCAGATGCGGGCAGACTTAAAGCACTTGGAGAATGTAACAGAGCAATACAAAGAGGTCTATGCCAAACGCTTTGGAAAGACTTCTGAAGATATAGATGGGCTATGGAAGCAGGACTACTGGCTCAGTGCTACGGAGGCAAAAGAAATAGGGCTTATATCAGAGATTGTGGATGGAGATCCTGAAATCACAACTGAGACTGTAGCCATGATGCAAGCTTGTGGATGTAAGCACCTGCCTAAGCCTAACAAAGTAATCAATTCAAAAAATATAGAAAAAATGGATAGAGACACCCTTATTTCCGCTCTTGGAATGGCAGCAAATGCTACCGATGAGCAAATTAAAGAACGTATTCAAGCTCTTAAAGAGCAAGAGACTAAGAGAGCGGTAGAAGCTAAGGATAGAGCCGAGAAATTAGTCAATAAAGCTATCTTCGATAAGAAGATTACTGCCGACAAAAAAGACTTGTATGTAGGCTTGGCAGAGGCTGACTATGATAAAACGGCTACCCTTTTAGAGGCAATAGAGGCTCCTCGACCTGCCTCACAAACTATCACTCCCACTAAAAGTGCTGTAGAGGACAGAAGCACATGGACAGTGGAAGATTACCTAACAAAGGATCCTGATGCCTTAGAGGCACTAATGGTTTCAGATCCTCAAAAGGTAAGAGAACTCAACGCTATGTATCAACGAAAAAACAAGTAGAAAATGCCCATTAGACGAGAAACATTACCCCTAAAAAATGAGCTCGCGGTAACCGAACTCATCACGCATTTCAGACACGAGAACGATTGGCTCGGTGCCGTGAAATCAAAACCTGATTGGTTAAACAATGATGTTATTAAGATACCTGTGCGAGGACTTGCCCCAAAGGTACTTATTAATAACACAGTCTACCCCATCGCCTCTCACCAACGGGAAGATGGCAAGGTGATTATATCCCTTAATAAGTATGAAACCGAAAATACAGAGGTTACTACCGATGAGTTGTACGCACTCCCTTATGAAAAGGTGAGTGATGTACAGGCACAACATCGTGAGACCTTGGAAGATCTCACAGCTGAGCACGCCTTGGTATCTATCGCCCCACAGAAAAACACGGCCCAAACCCCTGTAATCGTAACCACAGGTGAGGATGACGGAACAGGGCGCAAACGCCTTACCGCTAAGGACTTGATTAGGCTTAAAAGGCTATTAGATAAACTCAAAGTACCTAAAAAAGGACGTGTATTGGTGCTTTGCTCCGACCATGTAGCCGACTTGCTCATTGAGGACTTGACCTTTAAAACCCGATACCAAGATGCTAATAGTGGTAAAATAGCCGACAACTACTATGGTTTTGAAATCTATGAGAGTACCTACGCCCCTACCTATCATAACGGTGAAAAAGAAGCCTTTGGAGCGGTAGCGCAAGGTAAAGAAGCCTCTGTTGTATTTCACAAGAACTACACTGTGAAAGCCGTAGGAAGTGCCGTTCGCTATGCTCGGGAGAAAGGTAATAACCCAGAAGGACGCAAACATACCATAGGCTTTGAAATGCACTTTGTCTGTGTCGCTATCAAGGATGAAGGTACAGCAGCTATCACCAGTGGTAGCTAATAGACGGGGGTGATCCCGTAAGACCACCCCCTTATTTAAAAATCTTTTAAACTCAATTTAAACAATGGAAAATCCAAAAACATACACCCAACTCTTAGTCATTGCTGTAGAAGTAATGCAAGCTAATGACCTCGAAGAAGTATTTGCCACTGAAGATGGGCAAATCTTCTATGAAAAGAATCGTGCCCAGCTCCACGCCTCCACTATTGAAAGCAAAGTATATACTTTTGACAATAGTAAAAGTGTAAAGTTGTCAAACAAGATACCACAAATCAAAAAAGATAAGGAGGGTAAAACAGAGCCCCAAAAAGCAGAAGGAGCTACTGTACAAGGAAAAACAGAAAGCGGAGAGCCTACAGAAGACGACGAACTAAAAACTGAATAACAAATGGGACAACTCAAAGGATTTACATTTAAAAAAGCTGAAGGAGGCTTAGGGCGTACCGCTTCCACTAAAGATAATTTGTTTTTAGTAGTAGCTGCAATGGCCGTAGCGGGCACCCAACTCACACATGGAGAGACTAAATCTTTTATTCAGCTAAAGGATGCAGAAGCAGTAGGTATTACCGAAAGTTTGGACGCCAATCAAAAAGTACTTACTCACTATCACCTATCTGAAATCTTTCGCTTAGCCCCCGAAAGTCAAATTATCTTCCTGCCCGTAGCAGTAGGCAAAATGCAGGATAGTACAGCGCAGATAGTAAGAGCTATCCGTGCTAACAAGCAGGTAAAAGGAGTGGGACTCTTTGGGTTTACCAATGACCTCTCCACCATTGCCAGTGATGTAGAGGAGCTACAAACCCAAATCGTAGAAGCGGTAAAACCTGATGGTATACTGATAGACTTTGTACTTGTGGAAGGAAAGGGGAAAGAGGGCTTAGAAGTAAATAACTTTGCCGACCTCAAAGAAAAGAATGCCCCACAGGTATCGGTAATAATTGCCCAAGACAAAGGTATTGCCGCTATAGACGAGGCTTACAAGTACCACGCCAGTGTAGGTAGTGCTTTGGGTATGTTGTCGGTACGCAATGTGAGTGAAAACTTAGGTTCGGTGGATATTGAAACAAAACCCGAAAATGCCAAAGGGGGAAATACCTATCCCCTTACTGATGAGGGAAAAAAACGCTACATCAGTGGAGGTATTTCCACAGGGCAAAGTGCAGAAGAACTTAGCAATGAGCAGCTGAAATTACTCAATGATAAAGGGTATATTTTGGCAGGACAATATGCCGATATGGCAGGCTTTTTCCTTTCAAACTCTCCTACCTGTGTGAGCAAATCATCCGACTATACCTATATTGAAAATAATAGGATATGGAACAAAGCAGCACGTTTGGTGCGTCAAACCCTCTCACCACGTATCAAAAGCAAGCTACCTAAAAACCCACAAACGGGCTACCTTAAAGACAGTATTGTTACCTCCCTGCAAGAATTAGCGGGAAAAGCTATCGAAAGACAAATGGTAGTAACTGGTGAGATTAGCGGTTATGCAGTGAGTATTGACGCAAAGCAAACGGTAACAGAGCAAACGCCCCTAAAGGTGAAAATACGCCTTGTGCCTGATGATATTCTACACGCTATTGAGGGCGAAATTGGTTTAACCTCTAATTTATAACACGATGCCAAAAAATACCAATGTGATTAACCACTTCGGCAAACTAAAAGGGTGGAACAGTGTAACCTTCAACCTATTAGGACGTGATGTGGTAGGTATTACCGAAATTAGCTATTCGGATAGTACCAAGAAGTCAAATATTATGGGTGCGGGAGGCTTCCCTGTAGGACGTACTGAGGAAAATTACGAAGCTAAGGCTTCAATTACCCTACTTTTAGAAGAGGTGGACGGCATTCGCCGTTCGCTTCCCAAAGGAACACGTCTGCAAGATATTGAACCTTTCGACATTCCCGTCATCTATGAAGCGCCAAGCGGACTTATCATTAAAGATATGATACGCAATGCGGAGTTCTTAGGTACTGAAATAGCTATCAAGCAAGGAGATGGCTCTATTGCTATTAAGTTTGAACTGATTGTAAGCCATATTGACTGGAATATTTAATAACCTTTTAAAAGCTGTTTAAAATGAAAAAATATACCGAAGCCGATATAGAAAACTACAAGGCTAAATACCCTAATGTGGTAAGAGAAATAGCTGTTTATCCATCAGGGACTACTTTTACTAAGGAGGGGGAAGCCAGTGAGGAACCCGCTTACTTTTTAGTGAAAAAGCCTAACAAGCACTTACTATCTTTAGTGACCTCTAAGGAATATCAAGAGAACCCCGACAAAGCTAATGAAGCGTTAGTAAAGAATTGTGTATTGGAGGGTGATATGGAGTGGATGGAAAATGATGCCTCTATCTATATGGGCCTGATTACCGAGCTAAGTAAGCTGCTCAAAAGTTCAAAAGTTGCCTTAAAAAAAGTGTAGAGTCGTCGCTCCTTTCCTTAGAAGCGTACGACTTTATAGAGGGCATAGATGCACTACTCCGTGCCAATGGTCAGACACCTGAAACGATGAACGATACTCAGTGGCGGGAACATTTTAAAGCCCTTGACTTTAGTATGAAATGCCAAGAACAACTCTTATACCAAGCTGTAAAACGCGCCTTAGTAGAAGTACTGAACGAAATTAGTAAACAGTCTAACCCCTAATACTCTGCAACCGTGAATCACACTACAACGTGGATTTTTGAAGCCAAAGACAATGTATCGCAACCTTTGCACACCGCACAAGAGAATGTGAGGCGTGCCACTGAAGGTATGCAAAATACTTGGAAAGACTTCATAAGCAGTATGAAAGAGGGGTGGGATAAGTTGGCAACCAGTATGCGACCTATTGATTGGCAAGCAGCTTCACAAGGATTTTTGAATATTACTCAAAAGTTTTCAGAAGCTGCACAAGTAGGAGCAGACTATGAGAAATCATTACTTGATGTAGCTGCTATTACCGGTATTACTGGAGACGATTTGGATAAACTTGGGGGAAAGGCTCGTAACCTTGCCAAAGAATTTGGAGGTACGGCTACTGATAACCTCGCTACCTTTCAAACCATACTCTCACGTTTAGGCCCACAAATAGGGGAAAGCGATGAGGCACTTGCCAAAATGGGAAGCTATGCCAATACACTTGCCAAGACTATGGGAGGCGATGTGGTAGGAGCTACCGATGCGCTTACTACCTCAATGCTTCAGTTCAAAGTGAATTTGGATGATCCTATCGCAGCAGCGGCTGAAATGGAGCGAATGATGAATGTAATGGCAGCAGGAGCTAAAGAAGGTGCTGCCGAAGTGCCACAAATAGCTCAAGCCCTCGTGCAAGCAGGTGGAGCTGCTAAACTCTCTAATGTAAGTTTTGAGGAGACGAACGCCGCACTGCAAGCCCTCGCCCAATCGGGCAAATATGGAGCCGAAGCAGGGGTAGGACTTAGGAACGTGCTTATTAAAATGAATGCACCGTCTGCCCTCTCTAAAGAGGCTACTAATATGCTTGCCGCCTATGGAGTAAATATGCAAAAAGTATCAGACACTACGGTACCTTTTGCCGAACGACTCAAAGAGTTGCAGAAGATAGGACAAAATACTGATGTTTTGGCCGCCGTCTTTGGAGCTGAAAATATACAAGCTGCTCAAGGACTTATCAATACTGCACAAGCACAAGCCGAACTTACCCAGCAAATCAGCGGTACCAATGTAGCTACCGAACAAGCTACTATCGTAATGAGTGGTTGGAGTGAGTGGATGGGCAGATGTAAAGCTTGGTTAGATGACTTGAAAATAGGTTCGTTCTCTTTTGCCAAAGTGCTTGGTGTAGTAGGCGACAGCTTAGGAGGCGTTATTAGCACTTTGGGCGATATGGGGTCTGCTTATTCAGGACTTGCCCCTGTGGTAAAGGCTCTTGGAGGGTGGCTTAAACAAACTGTAGTAGTTCAGAAGCTAATGGTTGTATGGACAAAGGCGGCTACAGCCGTACAATGGTTGTGGAATGCAGCTCTGTCAGCTAATCCTATTGGTATTATTATCGTTGCCATTGGCGCATTGGTGGCAGGTATTATATACTTGGCTAATAAGGTTAGTGGTTGGGGAGAAGCGTGGAAACATACATGGGAAGGTGCCAAGCTCCTCTTTCAAGGTTTTTCAGCAAGTATTGAAACAGTATGGCTAACTATGGTCAATTCCCTAATGATAGGTCTTAATAAGATAAAAGAGGGATGGTATGAGTTTAAGAATGCTGTAGGATTGGGAGATGAGAGCGAAAATAATAAGATGCTTGCCCAAATCAATGAAGACACTGAGAACCGTAAAAAAGCCATTGCCGATAGTGCTAAAGTAGCTTATGAAGCTAATCTTGCCGCTAAAGAAGAGTTTATAAAGGCAGGACAATCACTTACTTGGAATAAAGATAAAAAAGAAGCTACCGAAGCCCCTAAAGCGGGCAATCTTTCTGCCAGTTCGGCTATTGGAGGAGGTGCAAGTCCTAACCCTATCACCCCTACTAAAGGGAGCAAAGAAGGAGGAAAGGACAGCACAATGAGCGTAGGAGGTAGTGGTGGGGGAAGCAAGACTATCACCATTAATATCACAATGAATAACACTTTCCCCATCGACAAAACTATTGGAAGTAAAGAAAATGCCGCTAATGGAGTAATTAGCAAAATTAATGACCGTATGCGTGATGCCTTAGTAACCTTATAATTGCCCTTAGACTATGAAAGATATACTTGTAGATGAGCATAACGACTTAGAAATTATAGCGGGCGACTTTTCCATAGGGGAAAGTATGTTGCAGGAGGTAGGGTTTATCCTCCAAAGTCAGCAGGGTAATTGGAAGTCTGATCCTTTAGTAGGAGCGAATATGGTAGAGCTCATCAAAGGGAAACATAATCGTACGGCCGTAGAGAAACGTATTAAGATACAGTTAGAAAGAGACGGCAAAGACTATGATGCTATCAAGAAACTATTAAAGCTCAATATAGACAATGGATAACCGCTATAACATATCACAACTCTTTAAATTGGCTTTTGGCACTAACCTGCCTGTATACCTCACTGTACCTATAGGCAAAGAGCCTGCACACACGGCCGAATATGGTAGTATCCGCACTGTAGAAAGGGAGGAGGCTATGCGACTATCTAAACTCGGTACCCCTATTGTTTTTCCAGTGAAGTTTACCGCAGGTAGCTATAAGTTCTACGACTACCAAAGTAAGATAGTAGAGAAGCAGTTAGCTGACTTTTGGTTGCCTCCTGCTACTATGGTAGATTTTTCGAGAGTAAAGAATATCAGTCGGACAGATGTGATAGGAGGCAATGGCACTGTAAAGGAAATCTATGGCTTTGACGATTGGCAGATACGTATTCGTACCGTATGCCACAATGATGAGCTAAGCGCACGAGAGTACGAAAAACGCCTTATAGAATGGTCGGAGGTGATACAATCTATATCGGTAGAAGGCGACCTTTTTGGGTGGAAAAACATTCACAACCTCGTGATTGAAAGCATTGATATACGTAGCTTGGAGGGTACTCCTAACATTATCCCCATAGAGCTTAATTGCATTAGTGACGAACCTTTTGAACTCATTTACAGACTATGACCTTAGCCATTGAAGTAGCCATCACCTTTCACCCCAAACAGGGCACCCCTTTTAAGGTGCAGAAAGTTTCTGCCATTGAGATTGAAAGTTCGTGGAAAATGCTCACCGATACGGCAAGTGTGGTACTACCTCGTAATGTAGGTGATTTTGATAAGCAAAAGGTGCGAGAACTCTTTGCCGTAGGAGACAAAGTAGTGATACAAATGGGCTACAATGGTGAACTCTTACAGGAGTTTGAGGGCTTCATTACTCAAGTATCAGCAGACTTTCCTATCACTATTAGCCTTAGCGATGCAATGTGGAAGCTACGTCAGTTGCCCGTCAATTACGTGTCGGCAAAGGCAAGTCTAAAAACATTCCTCACCGAAGTAGTAAAAGACTACCCTTTAGAAGTAGAAGATATAAGCCTTGGTGGCGTACGTTTTAACAATACCACATTAGGGGCTGTGCTTGACAAACTCCAAAAAGACTGGTCAATATATAGCTTTATTCGTGCGGGCAAACTCACTATAGCCAAGCCTTATTCAGATGTAAAAGTAAGTGATGAGATGAAGCATTTCGACCTGGAACGCAACTGCACGGAGAATAACCTTAAGTACCTAAGCAAAGAAGAGCGCACCATAAAGATTATAGGCACCTCGTCCTTTGGCAAAGGTAAACGCCTACAATACGAGTTTGGCGATGAGAACCCTAAAACGACTTTAAAAATGACTTGGCATGTTAGTTCACAAGCCGAACTTGAGAAGGAAGTAAAGCGCCTATACGAGTTGCACAAGCGTGAGGGGTTCGAAGGGAGTTTTACCACTTATGGCACGCCCTCCGTGCAGCACGGCGAGAAGATACGCCTAAGCTCCACCCTCTACCCCGATAGACACGGTGAGTACTATGTAGATAGAGTAAAGAAGAGTATTAGCAACGCCCAATATAGGCAGGAAATAGAAATTAGTGGTAGTACATTATAGTTATGAACGAGATAGACGAGTTTGATATATTGCTTTCTGAAAAGATAAAGAAAGCTATCCCCCAAGTACTACAATGGGCAACAGTAACCTCTGTAGATTGGCAGGGAAAAACCTGCGAGGCTACTGATTTAGACACTAAGCTACCATTTTTAAACATAGCACTCGGCATAGGGGGAATGTATATCAAACCCAAAGTAGGAAGTCTTATTCTTGTGGGTATGGTAGAAAATAATGAAAGTCAGCCATTTTTGCTCAATGCTCAAGAGATAGAAACATACGAACTGAAAGCCGATAGTTTCAAACTAAACAACGAAACGGTAGATTTAAAAACTCTTTTAAATGACCTTTTAACCGAGCTTAAATCCGCTATCATTCAAACCCCTGCGGGTCCTGGTAACTTTGCCCCACAGAACATAGCGAAGTTTGAAGAGATTAACAACAAAATAAACCAACTATGGCACTAAACAAAGAACAACTCAAACAAGGCATTATCTCCCTTCAACGGGATATGCTTACCAAAACCGAACCGAGTATGGAAGAGTATGCCGAACGATTGGCAAGCCTTATTGATACATTCGTCAAAAGTGGAGAGGTAACAATAGCCCCTGGTATCAGTGTAACCACAGCAGGTACAGCCGCCTCCCAAACGGGTGCCACTACAAGTGAAGGAAAAGGCACTATAAATTAAAAAATAAACAAACAACGATGATAACACTCAATTACATTCTACAAGGATTTGGATTTAGGGATAGCAAAGACTTCCTACACTCTTCCTTTGGTCACACCTTTTCAGCTCTTTTTATCAAGATGGACGTAATACTCTCCTTTTTGTTTGCCACTGTGCATTTTCTCTTTGGTTTCAACCACTTATTTCTTACCGCTTACGTGGTATTGCTCGTATTTGAATGGATCACAGGAGTGCAAGCCTCCCGCAAGCGAGGTGAAAAACACGAGAGCCGCAAGTTTGGGCGTATGTTATTGAAGATAGCCACCTATCTTGTACCTATCTATATACTGCATACTTTCTCGGCTAATGTAGAGTTTCCAAGTCTTGGAGGTTTTGAGTTTGACCCTTTCCACTGGCTTTACTGGATAGTACTTATAGGGATTATATGGCAACTCGTGGTGAGTCTCTTGGAGAACTTAGACTGTTTAGGCTTTCGCTTTGCTAAAGTACTGCTCAAGATAATTAATAAGAAGTTCTATAAAACTTTTGAATTAGATGACAATAACAGTCCTACATAATCAGTCACTATTAGACCTCGCCCTGCAACACACGGGCACGATAGAAAGCGTCTTTGAGTTTGCCGAAGCCAACACTATTAACATCACTGATGATGTGCAAGCGGGCAAAACCTTAGTATTACCGGCAGAAGCTTTTACCAACAAAGATATTTTAGGCTACTACACCGCTAAGAATTTGCAGCCCGCAACGGCTTTTTCTAAGGAAGATGAACAAGTTTTTGAAAGGCTTGAGGGTATCAGCATTTGGGCAATAAATTTAGATTTTGTAGTAACACAACAATAACTATGGCACGAACGATACAAGAAATACAAGAACTCATCTACCAAGCCAAAGCACAAGAGC